AGCATCATGGCTTCTTCTTCTTCAAACACAATTATTTTTTGACGTTTGAGCAAGTAGTACATGCCTTTGAATTGTCGTTCTAGTTGCAACAAATGATGATTGGTAAGTTCTTCGGGCAATGCAAATTCGTAACTTTGTAGTTTGAGTACAGCCTTGACAAATTGTAGTCCTTGAAGACTAAGTCTAAGACTGGTGTCATCTGTGGGATTCTTCCACCAACGCAGTTGCAGGTCAGTGGTTTGACCAATAGGAAAGTCGGCCTGTTCAACAAATATTTTTGTGAGTTGACGCTGAGTGTAACGCTTAAGGGAAGATTTTGTCGCCGGCACGTAATAGTACCACACTGAACTTGTCAGTCTTGAACAAGGTATTGAGTTTTTTGCAGAGATTGATTGCATGTCCAGAATTCGAAAAAGAAACCTTCTTGTATTTCGGACCGGGGTAACTCACTAGAATATTGTGTGTCTTGAGATTGATAGGTTGATTGTCGTAGAACACCGCCCAGATGCCTTCAGAGGCCAACACTTGCTCGCTCTTATAGTTGGTTTTATTAACATGATCCAACAACACCGTTGGCTTGGGTCTAGACATTTCAGTTATCCTTGATATACAGTTTATTTATCTCTTAATATACGTATATTATTTAAAACCACCGCCATCCATGCTGATATCGGTTTTAATGACGGAATTTTCAGTATTTTTACTCAGGCCACTGATGGTGGCCAATAACTCGTAAATTTCGGCATGCAAGTTACGAGCTTCCTGTGCATTTAGCGTTAGGATTTTGCCATTGCTTTGATTCATAGCTCTGACACGATCATTGAACATGCGTACATGAACAGATACATTATTGTCCATTGGCTTCTCGCATGGCTTCTACCATGCGTTCCTGTGTTTTAAACGGACCTTGATATTCGTAACGATTTAGGGTGATCAGTTTTGGGCAGTAGGCACGGACCCAGGTGCTGGAGAATTTGATAATATAGTAGCCAGCACAGAAAAAACTTTTACTTTTTGCACCTTTGGTATAGATAGGCAAGTATCGTTGCACATCTAACACTTCGTTGTTGGGCTGACTGTTGGTAGGGAATCCATACACATCATACACATCTAGTTTTTCCTTCTTGGGTTTTTCAGCCTTGACAAATTCAATGTTGTATTTTTTACTGATCATCTTGATTGATGGAAACAGTTCTCTTTGCTCATCGTGTACATAAGCAAAGCCGCCTTCTTCAATGGCCTGGATAGTGGCAATCTTTTCCCCGCCTTCTTCCACAATCCAAAATTTATTTTTTACAACGGGTTTAGCAATAATATCACTCATGGTGACTCCTTAGATAACTTCTTGTAAGATCCATACCAACCAGATATAGAATGTGTAGTGGGCCAACTGATCGGCTCCCAATTGAATCCAAAACTTTTGTGTGTTGGCATTTCGTGTACCCCACCTGGCCTTGACATAATCTATGTGATAATGTACAACACTATCTATTAGACCAAATACCAAGCCTGCTGGCACGTTATTGACAAATACTGTCACTATGACAGCAGTGAAGATACCATGCATGATGGCATGTTCTATGCCACCTATAAGGCCATAGGTGCCTTTCTGTTCAACCATGTATTCAAACTGCAATACAAAATCTGCAATCCAATGTTTAACAGTCAACAAAAACAGCATTAAAAAAATCATTTAGTTATCATTCTTATTTTACGACAAGCGTCTTTCATTGCCGGTGTGTAGTCTGGACTAATTTCTGCGATGCTACAATCGTATGTGTTGCCCTTAGGCAAGTACGAATGTATTCCGTACAATAGCCCAAACAGGGCGGCTCCTAATAGAATCAAGGTAGGCCATATGATCAGATGTTCTTTGAGTCGGCTCATCTCTTACTAAAAATATAGTTGATGTAGGCAAGACCAAAACTGATAACAGCACCGGTGTAATCGCCCTTGCCGATGTCAATCAAGCCGGCCATGACCAAAAAGCCAATGATAAACCAGGTAATTTCTGTGTAGTTACGCAAATACCACTGTCTAAAATTTTCTAACATACTATTCCTTTTCTGGGTAACTGGCTTCCAAGAATCTAGTGTATTGTTCAGCATATTCCGACATTTTTACTAGATCATATTTGCCGCAAAACTTTAAAAAATGAGCGCCAATCATGGGGCGATTGAGTGCTGTACTATTTCCATCTATAGTGCCACGGATTTTAACTTTGATATCATCGGGTTGTGCAGTTAGATCTACCAACACACGGTTGCGTTCGTAGTCATCTAGCACACGATGCTCCTGACCGTTATGATCAGTCCAACGCTGTAGCATTAGATTATTCCACGCAAAGCCCTTCGCTGTTTTGTCGTTAAACGCTTCCTGGAGCCCAACTTTATTCTTACTTCCCACCTTACGCACCCCTGGGTATGCCGAGAAAATGTTATCTGTGGGATCACCTCGCATGCATTTTTCGAAAAGAATCCACTTAGGATCCGGAATTGTTTTTGGTTCCTTAGTTTTCTTATCTTTGACTGGGGCACCTTTCTTGTCGAAAATACCTTGAATAGTGTGGAGCTCATCTGCGATCCCGTTATATTGATTTACATTTTCTGCTAACAGTTGGTGAAAGTCTGTATCTGAACTTACAATGGTGTGATGATCACGTGGATGGGCTTGGATCCAACCAGCAATCAAATCATCTGCTTCTAGTTCGGGGTGTTGTAATACTGTGCAGTTTGTTTTATTGGCCAAGAAGTCTTTGAGCGTGTCAAAACTTTCCCAAAACAATGCATCTTCTTCAGCTTCTTTTTCTGTCAATGCCGCACGAGCCACAGCACGATTCTTTTTGTAAGGCTCATAATAGTCTTTACGCCAACTACGACCTTCCAAGCAGAAAATAACGTGATCTGCTTTTTGATCTCTCCAGCTCTTATTAACACTATTTAGTGTTACTTGGATGGCAAAACCTAGCCTATCCCAAGTATCGGCCTGACGGTGTGCGGCGTGCCTGGCACGGAAGAAAGTATTAGCGGTGTCAACAAGTAGATATCTCATGTAGTTATAATAGCATATAATGATTAAGTTGTCAATAGCGTTTGGACATAATTTTGGTATAAGAATTCTGCCCAGGCAGTATGGGCATCTGGACCAAAATGGTATGATCCAGGACGAACCGTTTCAAATCCTCGTGCCTTTAACCAATTGTAATAGGTGTATTCTGGATTGTATGGGTGGATATAACTGTTGCCCCATTCAAACTTTAGAGTTTTGGTAAATGGTTCAAATGTGTTGAAAAATATGTGTGGTATTTTGTTATGGCCAAGATATCTATGCAGTTGGTGTATTTTTTCGTGTGCGTGTCTAACAGCATGATCGTAATTGATGTTCAAAATGTAACCACGATACTGATCTTTGATTTCTGTGGGCCAGTCTTCGCCGATGCCACCAGCATTGACTTGCCAGTACTGTTCAGTACCTTCGTGCCACCATTCTTCTCGTTCCCATGTCGACCACCCAATGACGACCAACTCGGGTTTTACAATGTCAAGTGCCGTGTAAGTGGTACGAATAATTCTGTCATTGCTACTTGCTGACTCTGCATCACATTGTAGTATGGCACCCAGCATATTGGCCAACTCACAGCCGTAGCTGACACGCAGGTTGTCTGGATGCGGTTCACGATCCATGTTCCAATACAAGCTATCGTCTCGAGCAAACGAATAACTATTTACTGCTTCTGCACCAGCACTATGACTGTCGCCATTTACGTATAGAATCATTGGTATAGTGTTTCTATTTTTTTAATTATGTCTTGTGCCCAGATAGCATGACTTTTTGGTCCAAAATGATAACCATCATTGCCACGGTCAACGTTTTTTGTTATTAGCCCCGACACATATTCGGGATAATCTAATAGGTAATATTCGATAAATTTTTTAAATTTATCACTGTGTCCCGGATCATTGTTGCCGCCCATGTTAAAAAAAACAAATTTTAATCCTATTGATCTAGCATGATTGATTATGTAATTCAAATGAGTCTGTAACATATACACCAAATGTTTGTCGTTGTACACATCAAAATAACTGCGATTGGTAATATTTTGCAACTGTTTTTCTGAAATCAATGCGGTAGGTTGATCTTGATCAAAATATTTTAATCTTGTTACATCAGTTAATTGTAAAATCACTGTTTGATTTTTATTAAATGCCAGTTGATTAAATTGCTCAAAAGATCTAAAATTACTTTTACCTGGCTGTGCTAGATTTATTGGATTTAAACCAAAATGCTTGCTGACTAGGTTAACATAATTTTCTTCACTGTTATCTAAACCTGTCCCGTGGGTATGGCTACACCCTAAAAATACAATAGAATTTTCTTTGTTGGACATGTTGTGCAATTGCCGTAGATGATAAGGATCATCCTGTACCAATACACCTTGACGTTTTAGAGCAAACACAGTTTCAAAATATTCTTTGTGGGAATTAAATTCGCTGGCTGGGGAATTAGCCCAAATGATTTGATCAAATTGATCAAAATATTGATCAAGGGTAGTACAGTCAGCAAAGGAACTATGGCACACAGGTGCAAATTCTGTGCCTGTAAACAAAGACGATGTGCCTAGTCCCTGTTGTTGAGCATACTCACTAGTAGTATGTTTGTTGCTACCAACTACAAGAATCACGATACTTCAGTTCTTCCGTTGCCTAGGTCTTTGCGATCAATATTGCGAGGTCTTGCATCCATTGGCTGATTGGCTTCCCACTGTTCAAAGTTTTCAGCCACAACATTTTTACACACATCAGCAAACCAACGATCTACCATGTCAGCATCTGTGTCTGTGGACTTGTGTTGATAGCCAGCACGTACTAGATTAGCAATGAACTTGTCATTCCAATCTAATTCAAAAGCACCGTTGCCGATATTGTCTGGGTCTAGGTCTACGCTAAGGATGGCCACATACGGTTCGCCCTTTTCTGTAGCGGTATCTTTAGCAGATTTTTTCTTGGGCTTAGCCTCAGCTTTGGGTGCTTCTACCGGTTTCTTTTTAAAACGATCTAAAAATCCCATACAATTTCCTTATTTGTTATCAACAGCCGGATCGTAAAACAATCTAGCCAACGGCACAGCAACTACTGTGCTAATTAAACTCATAATAACCACAGCAGCAAACATATTAACACTGATAATGTTGGCAGTCAACAACATAGTAACCAGGAAGATTTCCATTAGTCCTTTGTTTTGTAGCAGGGCTGTTTTGAAACACACCACACGCATACCTTGATCCTTATAGGCCAACCAAACACCAACAAATTTAGTCGCAACAGCAATAACAAACATACCCACAGCGCCAGCTAAAATAGTTTGTAGATCAATGGTCCACGATGTTTTTAATCCAGTCCAAATAAAAAACACCGGCATCAACCAGAACATTTGTTGTGTGGCCATACCTTCGTTCCATTTGACAGAATCTCTTGGAGTAATCATACCTGCAAAAAATGCACCTAGGACATAGTGTAAGCCTGCCCAATAACTAAATGCTGCCATAGTTAAAACCAAAGCAACAGTCAATGTAGGATAAGATTTTTCTCCGGCCGATTTTAAAATCTTTGGCCACGCATAATAAAGAGCAATAAACACAGCAAAAAATATAGTTGAATTTACAGCAAACTTGCCCATACTAACTATTACTGCCACTGTAAACCATAGCAATAAATCATCAAAGGTCACCAATGCCAATAATTTTCGGAAATTGGGAGTATTGTATATTCCCAAGTTTTGGCAGGCAATTACCAACATAGGCATAGCAGTAATACAAGTAGCTACTCCCATTGACCAAGCATACTTCCAAAAAGGAACATCGGGGCTATGCCATATAGCATTATCAAAGAACACTATAAAAGATATTCCGGCTAATAGAATAGGTACCAGGATAACTTTGATGGCCTGCGACCAAATACCAGAACCTTGTTCAGCAAGAACTTCTTTGGGTTTCAATTCAATACCTGCGATAAAAGCAAATATGCTAATGGCCAATATTTGTATAGCATCAAGTCCTGTTCTAATGGGCTGAGTAAATACTGTGGTCCATAACTCGGGCCAACTTGAACCAAATGCACTGGGTCCTAAACAAATACCAAAAGCAATCTGTGCCATTGGCAGTGGTACCCACTTTTCTAAACGTGTGGCTTTTAAAATTAGCCACGGTACAAAGACCATTGCGGCTATGATGAATAATAGATTGCTCATTTTACGTCCTCTTCTGTTACTTCTACCCAGGTGTAATCGCCTAGCCACTTGACTTGACAGATATATTCATAGTCGCTGGGTGCACCAGTGGACCAATCTTCAGGTCCTGACTGGGTTAATCTGGTGCCTTCTTTATTGTGTTCGTAAACCAACCAGTAGGTCTGGCCGTGGTACACTTGGAACTCGTACTTGGCGGCATGCACCATGTCGGTTATATCTAGTCGACGCTTTAGTTCTGCCGCCTGCCGTTGTAATACTGTTACTAATTCTGTGATGCGATTGTATTCTTGTTGAGCATACATACGGGCCACATTGACCATGATGTCTTTTTGCTTTTCAACAGGGATAAGATCAAACTTGGGACCACCTGCTTCTGTTGCATACGTGCTGACGTTGCGATTAAAAAAAGCAACTAAGGTATTGCCAACAGTGATATCAAAACTTTCACGTCCGTCTGTGACATTGGATTTCTTTTTAGCCACACTTTAATTTCCATATTACATGTTCCGCAGGCTCGTGATATCTGAATTCAAATACCGGTTCGCCTGGCCCATGATACATTGCTGTACCTTCGTAAGCGTAGCGTAACCACAACCAATGTCCTGTTATATCACTACGCTTGGGCAACCAAATAAACTTTAGTTGCCATATTGCTTTGTGATAAAAATGATCGTAATCATCTATACCGGGTGCGTAGTAACCAGCACCCATCATTTGCCCCAGCCATTGCCCCATAAGTCCACATGCAAGCGTGGGCTGTAATTGAAACCATGCTCCACACAGATGTTGGCAATGTTTAGTTTATTACTTTCGTATGGATCAACAACACCACCCTGTGGCATCAAGTATACAACACCTTTGAATCCATCGTGTCTAAATGCATCCACAGCACGAACAGCTTCGTTTACATGATCTTGTGTTTCCACAACAAACTTGAGATATGTGTGTCCGTATGTTTGATAGATATTGACAATCTTGGGTTTGATAGCATCTTCCCAAATCTCGCCCGATGCACTCAGTTTGGCACTTACACTAAATGTAACCTCACGACCAGCTTTGTCACTGGCCCAGTCAATCAAGTAATCTCTGAAGTCTTCGTGTAGTTCTTGAGTACCATTGGTTTCAAATGTGATATTCTTTAGGTCTGCCATTCTTGGATGACTCAATAGTTCTGCATAAGCACGTTGCCAGCCCAACAAGGGTTCTCCGCCTGTGATAACCAAATGTACATCATTGCCGTTGTTCTGTGCCCACATGTTATTGGGAGTCAAGGCCAACATGCGTTCTACAAGTTCTTCTACAGTCAGTGTGGGACTCAGGTGTTTGTAAGCTGGGTGCCATGACGCATAACTATCGCATCCTGTTTCCACCAGGGGCAAATCTGTAAATGTCTTGTATAGTTCTACTTTTTTAGCCACTTCGTCGGCACCAGTACTTTTCTCACCTGGCTTGCAACCAAATCCTGAACAGGTAAAGTTACAGCCATAGGTTCTAAGGAATACGCTGGGTACTCCCACAAAGCGACCTTCGCCTTGTAAGCTATAAAATATTTCGCTGACTTTAATTTTCATATATGTTTGACCATTTGGTTAGTTTTTGAGATTTTCTCACTTGTGCTTCGTGTAATTCTTTATCTGTATATACTTGGCGTGCCTTGAGCAATTCTATCAACAACGTAACATCTCCGAGCTCTTGTACTAGGTGTTCACGTTGAGTTCCGCCATCCTTGTATGTATTGTCAATTCCAAAACGGCGAATCTTGCTGATAGCAACAATAACTTCAGCACACTCCTCTTGGAGTATGTCCAGTATTTCTTCTACCTTAGACGAATAAGTCTTCATTCCACTCACGATGTCCTTCTCTATAAGCCATATTACTCATTGTTTCACGCACTTCAACTCTATAACACCACAAGCGATCTGCTTCTGCCTGACCCCACATGTCGGGAATGTACACACCATTAACATATTTGTACAACTGATCTGCCAGTCCTTCACATCCTAGCTTGGGAAGAATAGTAAGTTTGGCAAGATTACGTGTTTGCATTTCTTTGTAAAATTCTAATTCGGGATCATCTTCTGCTACCAATAGCGTATGATCAAATTGACTTTCTAATACCGCCTTTAGTTCTTTGAGACCACCGTAGTCGGCAGCCCAGTTACGCACATCTAGGTTGTCTGTGCCAAAGTAAAATTTCATACTAAAACTATAACCGTGGATTAGGTTACAATGCGAATCTGCTCGCCACTGACGATATGCACAAGGAAATGCATCGTGATACTCTTTGGTACTGGTATACTTGTATTGCCTTGCTGAATTCCATGTACGATTCTGGAATTCAATTTCATTTAAAAAATCTGCCATTCGTATTCTCCTATGTTAGATTATAGCATAGGCGGCAGAATTTGTAAAGCGGGATGACGCCGAAAGGCCGCTGTTTGTGGGGATACAACT